TAGAAGCACTGAGATCTATAGACCTATAGGTAGACCAAGTTTGATAGTCATCACCACTGTGACGTACCTGCATAGTTCCAGCTACCTTGTCACCAACAATCTCTAGTCTTCCATAGAATTTACGCTTAGTAACACCGTTATCTATGATGTCTGTTACTGTTCTGCTGTAGATGGCTTGACCGTTATCTTGGTACGTAGTGGTACTGAGGTAGTAGATAGTGGCTGTGTCATCGTCTAATACAAACGCAATATCATTTAACTCAGCAAAGAATACAGCTCTAAAGTAGGATTCTTGGAAAGTACCTGGATTAGGTTGGTCACTAGATTGGATAGAGTACTGAGTCCATGTGTACCACATCTTCTCATTTATATCGTAAACTAAAGTTTTACTAGTGTTGTGTAGAAATAGAACATATAGTGTATGTCCTGAAACTGTATAGCAGTAAGCAGTTACTGTGCTTAGACTATCAGCTTCTATATGTTTATCTATGCTATTAGTAGAAATCTTAACAGCTGACACACCATCCATCAGATAGACAGCACGACCATTGGTCTTACTAGTTCCAATCCACAACACAGTGTTATTAGTAGCAACGATGCTATCACCAGTAGCACAACCAATCTCAGACGTATAACTCTGGGCTACAGCTAAGGGAGAACCCGTAGCATTAGCAGCATCATAGAAGAACTGGATACTAGTAGAACCAAAAGCTACTAGGTAGTTCAAATGCTTAGCAATACCAACAAGTGTGTCTGTAGTCTGCTCAAAACTAACATAGTCAAGAGCAGTCCAAGTAGTTGGATCACCAATGTTGCAGTTATAGATACGATTGTTAGTAGTACCAATAAATATGTAGTTGTTCAAGAACACAGTACCAGACACATATGGACTTGATGGCAAAGAGGTCATTGTTACAAATGAGCCTGCTTGATTTAACAAGTAACCAGTAGTCTTGTTGTGAAAGAACAGATACGTATCTAGGAATGTCTTAACAAAATAACTTTGGTTAGTAGTACTAGAAGTAGAACCAAGATTAGTTACAGCATAACTAGATGCTGGGTTAATGCTATACACCGTGTTATTAATAACAGCAATGAGCTTGCTATTAAAAGAAGCTAGTCCTTGACTAGGTGTATGAGCAGGAGGTGTTATAGACACCACTTGTTTAGCTAAGACTAAACCAGGTCTTTTAACAAACTCTCTCTTCTGATCCCTAGTCTCAAAGAAACAGTTAGCAGAATACGAGTCCTTAGCAAAGGATCCGCTTCTACTTTCTATAGGTTGAGTAAGTGGTATACGTTCTGTTGCCATGCTTACATACCATAAGAGTTAACAGATGTAGATCTAAAGTCTGGACTGAAGAATGTGCTGCCAGGCTCCACATCCCAATCAACCATCTTGTCTTTATAGGCTGTAGCACGTATAGCAATCTCTTGTCTAGTGTTCATAGGAACACCATACTCAAGAGACAATTGGTCTGCTAAGTTCCACACCAAACAGTTCATCCACTCATTAGGAAAGTCTGGAAGTTCACTAGCTGTGCTTATGTCATTGATAGGCATCTGAGCTATCAGATGTAGCTCTAGATTGCTTTGTGTAGTAGCGTCAGGGGTTAGGTATACATAAAGAATACCGTTAAGTCTACGAGCATCATAGAAAATACTGTTGGGTGTACCAGTAGAGAACTTAGATCCCAGAACAGTGTATTCCTGCCTAGATATAACTATCACTGGTGTATCTATGTCTGGAGTAGATGCTGTATTACGATAGAACCCTTGGATAACTTTCAAAGGTTTATCTGTAATAGCTGTGCTAGGAGCTAGTGAGTCATACATCAAGGTAGATGTAGCACCACCTAGGACATAGCTAGTCTGTCCAGAAGTAAGAGGAATAATAAGTTCTGATACTTTCCATAACTTTAAACCATCTGTGTTGAATTGTTTGATCAACAAGTTTAAAGATATGGCAGCATTAGACACTGTGTTAGCGTCAGGTGTATCTCCAATCTCAAGTACTCCTAGTTTCCTAAGAGCTAAGGATATGATTTGATCACGAGTAATGCTGTAGTTAGAAGCCATTTTTAAGCCTCTCTAGGCCAGTTTTGAGTAGTGACAACAGCAATGAAAGCAGATACATCAGCAGCACTTTCTATAGCTGTTACAAGCCTTGTACATTCAGTTATAACAGCTACTCTATAAGTAGTAGTGTTACTAGGAACATCTATGTTTCTCTCTGCCTTACGAATGACCATCCAATCGGTCTGAGCCAGTAACTTGTTTGCCGTGTCCTTGACTTGTGCAGTCCAGTTTGACTTTAAGCCCTTGGTGACTAAGCGTTCTGTGGAGTCAACCATTGCTGGCTTGCCATCCACTACGCCAAGAACCTTGACATACATAGGGTTGCCGTCTTCGTCAGACTCTTCTCTGTCGTTCAAGAGTTTAGGATTGTCTGCACTCCAAAAGAATCTGTCATCGTAGGTTGTGGTTACATCTGCAACCTCTGTAATGCAGACTGCTTGCTTCTCAGCAAGGCTTGTCAGGCGTAGCCAATTACTTGGGTATGAAGTTCCATCAATGGTGAATGGCGTATCGAGTGGGATTGAAACATTATTGTGTTTAAACATATATCACCTTGCAAGAGAATTTTTGGTTAAGTATTGGATGGCTTTTTCTAACAATTCTGTATTGTCTCGCATCAAGCCTAAAGCACGATTACAGCAGTCACAGAGCAACCCACGAACCTTGCCTGTTGTATGGCAATGGTCTATGTTTAATCTGGTTTTATGCTGGTCTTTGGGTGGTTCTGCTTTACAAATAGCGCACTTGCCATCTTGAGCAAATAGCATTTCTTCATACTCTTTAAAGCCCATTCCGTAACTGCGTTTCATGTGCAACTCAAGGTCATACTCTTTTGTTTGGCTACGACCATGTTTGTACGCTGGAGAATCCTCACCCTTACGAAATTGCAAACAACCGCAAGATTGTGTTCTTCCATTTGTCATTTGGCTAAACCCAACTATCTTTTCAGTTCCGCAATCGCACATAACTCGATATTTAAAACTGCCGTTTCCTGTGCGTGATTCAGTTTTTTCCAATAGCGTAAGCATCGCTATCTTTGTGCCTGATTGGTCTTGATGAAAGCGTCCTTGTGGCATAGTATTCCTCAACGCCCGAGAGCCGATTTAAAAGGCACTTCAGCAAATGCGGCATAGATGTATGTTTCACCGCTTCCGTTAAATGTTGCGCTTGTTGCTCTCAGTTTGAATCCATTAGACAAAATGTCTATATCAGCACCTGCGCCCGTGGAGTCTGCCGTGTTGGGATACAAGTCACTTGTTGAAGTGTTGAAAGTATCTCTGGATGTGTCTCGAATAACCCAATATCTTGATGCTGAAGTGCTTCTGAATAACACAAACTTAGGTCTAAATCCAAGGTAAACAAAAGTCCCATCAGTAGACCCGTTACCTGTGTACGAACCAAAGGCTGAATACCCTGCTACTGCGGCAAAGCAGTAGGCTACAAATGTTCCACCATTGCGGTTTACATTTGATACTGTTCCTAGCGTTACAACAGATGATGATGGTGTTGTGTTATTCCAAACTGTTGATAAAGTTTGAAATGACAAAGTTGCATCAAGTTCTAGATAGCCTGTATTACCAGTAGAGATGTGATAGCAAAGCCATCCGTTTACATTGCCACGCTCTTTAATAATCACAAAACTAGGTGCTACACCAAGCCCGTGACCAAAGGTTGCACCAGCAGAGCCATTACCTGTGTATGTAGCAACGCTAAAGCCTTGCGTAGCACCAGCACTTACAGTTGATGTGATAGTGCCGTTAGTGTTGGATGCGGATGTGCCACCCGCTTTCCATTGCCATCCGATGTAACTATTTCCGTTTGCATTACATTCAATTTGAGAGTTCGTTCCTAATGCAAATCCATTTGAATTAAATGCTGTTACATCTTGTGTTGAACCAGATGTTCCCTGTGCGGCTGTATCGTTTGAATATAAAACGCTTGCTCTGCCACGAACAGAGTCAACAAGACCATGCCCAAATGCACCACCACGATTTTTAATCCAAACCCAATCTGGCTGAAAACTTCCAGAGTTTGTAATGTTTTGTGCTGACCCTGTACCTGTATAAGTCGTTGCCGCCATATAAGCCGCACCATTAGTGATGGTTGATGCGGGTAGGTTATATGTGTTTAGTGCAACATAACCAGTTGGGGGTGTGTAGGAGAATGGGCGTTGACCAGCATTAAAATATGCAGATGGAGTACCAGCCGCACCACCACCATTCCCAATAT